GTGCTGTCGTAGTCGGCTTCCTTGTTGAAGCCCTTGGCGCCGACGGCGAACTGGATACCGAAATCGGGGTAGAGGATCGCGGCATGCTTGCCGGCATGGTCGATGGGCATGTGGTCGCCGGCACCGCTGATGCGGATGATGTTGGGCTTGGCAAAGTCCATGAGGTTCGCTCCATGGAAAGGGTGGGATGGCAAAGGGCCGATCACTGACCGGCGCGCGCGACGAACCGACACGGCCGCGCGAAGGCCCCGTAGTAGCGGCGGTCGCCGTTCAGGTCGCCGTCGTTGCCGTAGACCTGCCAAAAGGCAGCGGGCACACCCGCGGCGGTCTTGCCGGCAGGCAGATAGGGTGTGCTTGTCCACTCCCAGCTATTGCTGCGAGATTTGAGCGGGCCGGCAAACGCCGGGGCGTAGCGTGTGCGGTCGATGATGCTGCAGTGCTGTTCGTCGCTGGGGACGAACCAATCGTCGAAGCCACCCAGGCGGAAAGCTGCGACGTACTTCTGCAGGTCGTCGAAGTCCATCGACGACTCGCTTTCGTAGACAGGCCACATGAGGCCTGTCTGATGGTCGGTCGCCAGGACGCCGTCATGCGACAGCGTGAAGCGTTCAGTAAAGCCGGGCGCCGAACAGATCTGGGCAGCCGTGGACAACAACTCGGTGGACAGTTCGCTGCGGGGTGCCAAATGCAAATGCAGCGTCTTGGTGCGGATGTTCAAGGTGGGTTGCATGATCATTCCTCGTTGGGAAGACGGAGAGAGGCGCGCGCGGCTTTGCGTGCCATGCGTCGCTGGAAGCGGCGGGATTGCTGAATGGCGCGGCAGGTGGCCTGCATGGCGCGGTTGAGGGAATCGATGGTGCCGATGTCGTGCCGGCTGGCCACGGCGTCGGCCAAGGTCTTTTCGAGAAAGGCGTTGGCTTCGGCGGCGTGCGCCTGCACGGCCTTGGCCAGTTCGATGCGGCGCTGCGTGGTGGCGACGATGCTCATGCGTGCATTCGCACCGCGGCCGGGAGGTCGGCATAGGCCACTGCGCGGCGCAGCATGTCGTAGGGATCGATTTCCGCGCGCGTCAGGTTAGTGAGGTAGAGCGTACCGGTGGCGCGGACGCGCCCACCGGTGTAGTCGTCCTCGATGCGGGCCAGCCCGAAGTGCTTGGCGATGCGCCTGGCGTTGAGTGTTTTTCCACACCCTTGCGGGCCGTAGACGATGACGCTTTTGTTCATGGATGGCTCCGATGGCCGGCGAGGCCGCGGGAAAGGTGGTGAGGGGACTGATCAGCGCCCTGCGCGGGCCGCGTCACGCGGAGCCTTGCGCCCGGGGGAAAGGCTGCGCATGCAAGGCGCTGATCAGTGCCGCATGCGCGGATGCGGCGGCCGGTAGGGTCATGGGGTTTCGTCCTGTTCGGGCGAGCACGGGCTGGCGTTGCGATAGGCGGCGCGGACCAGGTCGCGGTGGCGTTCCAGCAGGCGTGGCGGCGGCACATCCGGCTCGGAATAGCGCGGATCGCCACGCAGTTCGGCCAGCAGGGCGGCACTGCCGTCCAGGGGGGGGGCATAAGGTAGTCATGGGCGCGGCCCTCGGCGCAGCTGTTGAAGGGCGATGCGGCGCTGCAGGCGTGCATCGGCCTGGGCGGTAGCTGTGGCGGCTTCGTGTTCGGCTTCCAGCGCGGTGATCAGGTTGCGGGTGGCGCGGTGGGCGAAAGCGACGTCCGAGGCCAGCTCGGCATAGCCTTCGGCGGCCAGATGCAGGCGCGCTTTGGCTGCCACGCGGTCGGCGAAGGGCAGATGCAGGGCGGTCATGGTTGCCACCCGGCGAGCACGGCGATTACCGCGCCGGTGAAGGCGGCGGACATGGTGATCAGGAAGCCGAGCAGCACGGACCAGGCGAATGGCATGCCGTCGTGCAGGCGCCAGGAAGCGTCGGCAATGCGGTCGGCCAGGGTGGGCGGCACCTCGGTGATCTGGACCAGGCTCAGGTGCGCCGGCGGGCGTTGCCAGCGGATGTTGGCGCGCTGCTCTGCGGTGAGCTTGCGGGCGGCGGTCATGAGCGCACCTCGTGGGCAACCGTCAAGTAATGCTTGGCGGTTCGATCCATGTCTCGCAGGAACAGGATGGCGAGCATCGACGCACCCATCACGCCACCGATGAACAGGCCGAACAGGAAGGCGAGGGCGCTCATGACTCACCGCCGATGCGGGCCAGGGCGACGCGTAACCGAGCGCCACCGGTGGTGTTGTCGCCGTACTTGCGCCGTGACTCATCCTCAAAGAAGCGTGCCGCCTCGATCAGCTCGGCGACGGCGGCGCGGGCGGCACGGAGTTCCCGCATTGCCTCATTGATCAGGGCGGAATCCTTGGCGGAACGATTCATGCTCAAGGCGACTTCGCAGCCTTGGATGTGATCGTCCATGATCTGCAGCACAGGGCGGTCCAGCGCCAACAGCACATCCACCTTCGGCGAGCTCACGGCTGCACCTGTTGCGGCTGTCCAAGGCGACGTGCCGCGGCGAAGGCGTTTTCGCTGTGATAGGCGGCGAACTTGCGCAGGCTATTGGCCATGCCAGCGCTGAGCGTGGGTTCGCGCTCGGCGAAGTCGGCGAGGCGCATGCATTCCTCGCATTCCTTGGCGGCGTATTGAATGGCGCGCTTGAGGCTGGTGGCGTTCATGCCGGCACCTCATTCATCAGCGCCAGCACTTCGCGCACGGTCAGGTCGCGCACGTCACGCGGGGCGATGCGCTCGGCCAGTGCCATCTGGCTGGGGCCGTTCCAGTTCTCGATGGCGGCCAGGTAGAAAAGCGGCCCGAGGACGTTGCAGGCTTCGAGGGACGTCATGCGGCCGCCCTCGGTGTGGCCGTGCGCGTGCGGCGCGACTGCAGGGCGTCCCACTCAGCCTCGGCCGCCATCAAAAGCGGATGAAGGTCGGTGCGCTGGCAGCGGCATTCCAGGCTGTGGCGCGGCGCGATGGGCGCGAACTGCACCGGCTGGTTGGCATGGCTGCCACGGGTGATGACGTGGGTAGGTTCCTGACCGCACGCGCGGCAGCGGCGGAAGCGGCCTGGCAGGTGCTTGGTGGTGGTCTGGAGCATGGTGATCTCCCTCGCCGATGGGTGGCGTGGGGATCAGTATTTAGCCAACAGCTAAACATGTCAATAGCCAACAGCTAAATTTTTGGGTGGGGCTGTGGTTTAAGATTTTTCGGCGGCACGCGTTGCTCATGGAGCGATATAGGGGGATGGAATGAACAACAGGTTTGTCTTAGTGGCTGCTGTGATTGCGCTCGCAGGTTGCGGCGCGATCAAACCAACGACTTCAGGGGCGGTCGTCGAGTTGAGTAATGCTCGACCCGATACAGCCTGTCGTTACCTTGGTGAGGCCGTGGGTTCTCAGGGCAACTGGTTCACCGGCGACTACACGGCGAACAGTCATCTGATGGAAGGGGCGCGGAACGATCTGCGAAACAAGGCCGCCGCTCTCGGCGGCAACTTCGTATGGGTTCAGAATGTTTCAAATGCACAGGCGCATGGCGCCCTGGGCACGTCCAACACCACGGCGGTTGGTAACGTGTATGCGTGCCCGGGTAGCTCGGAGACGGCGGCGCCGAGATCAGTGGTGACCTCTACGACACCCACCGAAGCGGGTAGGCAGCCCATCACAACGCCGGAGAGTGGTGTGATCGCCTCGCAGCCGCGTGAAGCATCGGATGGTCTAGATGTTCAGGAAGTGCTGGCTGCGCAAAATGTCGCTTCGGGCCAGGGGTGCGATGGACTTAAAGCGATCGGCGGCGGAAGGTTTGTCGCGCAGTGCGGGACGTTTCGGCTTCTGATTGAGTGTCAAGATGATTCGTGCCGACCGATTCGTGCTCTGAAGGAATAGTGGCTTGCCGGCATGATTATGCCGGCTTCTTCAAGCCCTTCTTGCTCATCGGTTTCGCAGCCGCAGCAGCTGCTGCCTCAACCACCGCCCTACCTGCGTCGCCGGCGGCACGATAATTCTCCAGGAGCGCCTGTTCGTCAGGAGGCAACAGTTTCATTAGCCTCCCAATCGGATCTTCCAGATCGTCATCCGTGCTGTCGGCAACGCCCCCTGTAGCGCTGTCCCACTGCGGTCGGTCCATCCAGCCCGGTGGCTTGTAGTTTGCCCTTTCAATTTTTCGGGCCGTGTCTTCCCCGAGCTTTTTGCCGCCTTTGAGCTGGCTCAGATAAGAAGCCCCCAAGCCGCCCAGCGCTTGAGCGGCATCAATATTCCTGATGACGCCGCGCGCGCGCAGCTTCTCTACCAAGTAGAGCAGGTTGCGATGCCGTATCTCGTTCACGTCCATGGGGCGCACATTAGCGGGCAGCTAACACTGTTTGTTTAGCTGCAGGTTGACAATGATATTTAGCTGTGGGCTAAATATGTCCCCATGAGCATCCAAGCCCTCGATCTGGCGATTCAAAAATTCGCCACACAGTCCGCATTTGCCGAGCGCATCGGCGTTCGCTGTGCTTCCGTCAGCGGCTGGCGCAAGCGGCGCAAGGTGCCAAGTAGCCGTTGTCTTCAGATCGAAGAGGCGACAGGCGGACAAGTGACGCGTTACCAATTGCGTCCTGACGTCTTCGGCCCTGGGCCGCTGGCGGATTTGCAGGAGGCCGGCTGATATGCGCGTCCCATACGTCGAGCCCAATTTGATCGCCGTCGCCAGCCATGCCGGCGATGTGGGCATGCGCTTCGTGCGGCCTCCGTACGCCAGGCACTTCATCCCATGCACCTGCGATGCCGTGCACAAGGATGATTGCCGGTGCATCAGGGCGTGCTTGGATCTGCAGGAGGCGAGCTGACATGGATATCGAGGATTTCGAGGCAGACGAACTCGTGCATGGTGCTAATGCGCGCATGCACGCATCGGCCACCGCCATTTTCGGCATGGCGGCGACCTTGGTGTCGTGTCGCGCCATGACGGTATCGGATGCCGTCCGACTGGCAAAGGCTGAGTGGCTCAGCCTGGTGGCTGATCCTGAGATCGCCGACGCCGCAGCGCTTCCTCCACATGAGCAAGCAGCTGGACGGCGCGCTCTGCGTCGGCTTGAGGATCGCCCGTAATGTGCTCGCCCGACGAAAGCAGGGCGGCTGTCAGTTCCATCGCGATGTATTTGCGCGATGGCGACAGGGTTCGGTTGGTGTTCTCGCTCATGCGGCTCTCCGGTGTGTTGGCGGGTTGGCGCTTGCCAGCTTACCGGCCGGGCTGCGCTTTTGCTTTCCCGGCCTTCGCGCTGAAGGAGGCTGGCTAACATGGCGGCCAAGCTTCCAGCGCCGGTGACATATGCCGAGGCGTGTGCGGCGCGCGATGCTGCCGAAAGTCGCCTGCTGGCCTTCCGCGCTATGCAGGCGACGGATCCGATAGTCAGCGAGCTTCTGCGGGCAAAGTCCAGCCTGCTAGCTCTTCGATCAGCGCGAAACGCAGATCCGCGTAGCTCATCGAATTCACCTCGCGTGGGAGCCAATGATGCTTCTGCATGAGGTAGTAGCGCACGGCGTCCAGGCCGTCCAGGTCGCTTTTGTAGGCCTGCTGCTTGGCCAGCGTGTCGCCGAATACTTCCAGCACGTAGGCGAGATTGCCTTCGGCTTGGCGCAGTTGCTGGCGTGTGCTGTTCCGTTCGTTCATGCGGCTCTCCGGTGTGTTGGTGGGTTGGCGCTTGCCAGCTTACCGGCAGGGCCGCGCTTTTGCTTTTCCCCATGTTTCCTCCCCGAGGTAGGTGTCATGTACGACGATCCCGCGCATATCCGCGACCGTGAAATCAAGGTGCGGCTGAACGATGACGAGCTGGCCGTGGTGGATGCCCTGGCCCGATACAACCGTCGCCAGCGCGCGGCGTTTGTGCGCGACCTGGTGATGGCCAGCGTGGCGCGATTCGAGCAGCAGGGTAACGAACAGTCGCAAGCCGCCTGAAGGCCCATACCAGGGCCTCAAGGGGGGCTTGTGCCGGATATCGAAATTCACCTGACGGCGCGGGAGCTGGAGCGGCTGCAACGTGTGGCCGCCGCGCGTGGCCTGACGGTTGAGCAACTGGCGACTGACGAAATTCGCAAGCGCTATGCCTTGCGCAACCGGGTAGCTCAGGTGCGCCCGCTGCGTGGGCGTGCAAAGCAAGGGGTAGGCCATGACTGATCTGATTGACGTGGCGCAGCGACGCCAGCTGGAGACCATCGAGCAATCGTTGGCCAACCGTCCCACGATGGGCAAGGGTCTATCGCATTGCGAAGTACCAGCGTGCGGCGAGCCGATTTCGCCGATGCGCCAGGCGATGGGCGCCACGCGATGCGTGGAATGCCAGACGGCTTATGAGCGGGAGGCGCAGCGGTGGGCACCGCGCGCGTACGGCTGAGGCAATGGCCACTGAACGCACGCGAGCGCGCCCTGCTGAGGGCTGCGCAGGAACAGGTGTCACGCATGCTGGCGGAGGGCGTGACGGAGCAGCAGCAAGCCGAGGCGCGGGCCGCACTGGAGGCGATGAATGCGCCCAGGCAGGGCGCGCTGGTCTTTCCGTCAGTGCAGCGGGGCCGACAATGAGGTCGGACGCCAAGGCGGTACTGCCCTTGGGGGCGCGCACCGCGCGAGTCTACGCGGCGGAAGCGGATCCTCGGCGCGTGGCATCGGATATTGCTGAGCGTGCGTGGGCCGTGAAGGGTGTACGCGTCTATCGCTGGCCCAATGGCATGCTGGCACTGGTGACGCCGGGTAGTGGTGCCGATCAGGCGTTGCTGCGGTTTTGCGGTCGCTATCTATTGGCGACGTGGGGCCGCGGCATTACCAGCCGCGATGTGCTCGACGAATTGAGATCCGCAGCAACACGACGGCGGCCGCTGTCATGGGTGTGACGCATTGCCTCGGCATGGCTGCGATGGCCTTGCGTGGGGTGCCGCGCGGCCAATGGAAGGCTTATATCGACGCTTTGCCGGTGTCGTGTCCGCATGACGATTGCACCGGTGCCATAGGGTGCCGGGCACAGGTGGGCGCCTATTTCCGCATGCAGTGGTATATCGCGATGCATGCGGAGAAAAAGCGGCGTCAGGCGACCGGGGCATCGTCATGATGGCGCAGATCATCACGGGCGACTGCCGGCGGGTGCTGCGAAGCCGGCTGGCCGAGCAACGCATTGCGTATGCGCAGAGGCAGGCCGCATGACGCGCGTGGATACCGCGGCGTTGCTGGATCGCATCGATCTGGTGGATGTGGTCGGCCGATATGTGCCACTGCGAAAACAGGGCCGGGAATACGGCGGCCTGTGCCCCTTCCACGACGAGTCCACGCCCTCATTCACCGTGAATCCAGTCAAGGGATTCGTGCATTGCTTTGGTTGCGGTGCGCATCATGATGCCATTGGCTTCGTGATGCGCATGCTGGGCGTGGATTTCCGCGAGGCTGTGCGCCAGCTTGATGGCGGCGATCTGGCACGTGTGGAAGCCGCGGAACGCCGCGAGCGGCCGACCTACGTGCCCGATGTGCGCTGGGTACCGTTGATGCCGGTGCCGCCCGATGCGCCGGAATTGATGGCGGATGCGCAGTGGACGGTGCCGGTGTGGAATCCGAAGCGTGGCGTGGCGCGGCGCATGAAGCTACAGCGCCTGGATGCGTACCGCGATGCGCAGGGCCGATTGCTGGGCTATGTGGCGCGCGCGGAGATTATGGACCGGGATACCGGCCGGGCGCGCAAATGGACGCCCCAGATTACCTGGTGCGTAAGTCCTTCGGGCGCGCGGCAGTGGTGTCTGCAGCCCTTCGCCGAGCCGCGGCCCCTGCTTGGGCTGGATGATCTGGCGGCCAAACCGGAAGCGCCGGTACTGGTCGTGGAGGGCGAAAAATGCCGCGCCGCTGGCGCTGGCGCGTGGCCCGCTTACGCGGTGGTGTCTTGGCCGGGTGGCAGCCATGGCGTGGGCCGGGTGAACTGGACGCCGCTGGCCGGCCGCGATGTGGTGCTGTGGCCGGATGCGGATGAGGCGGGCGCGAAGGCGATGCTGGGCTGGCGCAATGATGCCGGCGATTTCCGGGCGGGCGTAGCGCATTACCTGGCGCGCGTGGGCGCGCGCGTGATCCGCATGGTGGATACCGAGGGCCGCCCGAAGGGCTGGGATGTGGCCGATGCGCTGGACGAGGATGGTTGGTCGCCGCGCCAGGCGGCCGCCTGGGTGGCCTCGCGGCTGGTCGACGTGAACGTGGTGCGGGGATGAGTGCAGTGGGCAAACGCGTGGTGACGCTATTCGACGGTGGTGGCAAAGGACGCGGCCCCGGTGGTGGCGATGGCGGCACGCCGAAAGGCGACGACTGGCGCGACAAGCTGACGCGCAATCGCGAGCTGAAAATCGAGGGCACGCTGCACAACCTGGTGACGATCATTGAGCACGATGAGCGGTTGGCTGGCTTGTTCTGGCTGAACGAGTCGAGCAACCAAGTCGTGATGTCGCGCCCCGCGCCTTGGCCGGGCAGCAATCGGACGGAGTTCGTGGATACGGACAGTTGCGAGCTGGCTGCGTGGTTGCAGCACCCGGACAGGTATGCGATGCGCTGCGGTGACGACCTGGTGCTGAAGGCGGTGATCGCCGTGGCGCGAAGATACCGCCGGCATCCGATCCGCGAATACCTGTCGGCGCTGCAATGGGATGGGCAGCCGCGCATCGAGTCGATGCTGATCGACATGTTCGGTGCCGGCGACAGCAAGTATTCGCGGCAGGCGGCGCGGTGCTTCATGGTGGGTGCGGTGGCGCGCGTGCTATGGATGGATCCGAAGAACCCGGCGCTGGGCGCGAAGGTCGATTTCATGCTGGTGCTGGAGGGGCCGCAGGGCAAGCGGAAATCCACTTCGCTGAGCGAGCTGTTCGGATCGTATTGGTTCGTGGAGACGGCGGAATCGCCGACCGGCAAGGATTTCTACCAGGTCATCCAAGGGTGCTGGGGGGTCGAGATCGGCGAGATGGACAGCTTCGGCAAGGCTGACGTCACGGCAGTCAAGGTGGCCATTACCCGGCGAACGGATAAGTTTCGCGCGCCCTACGAGCGCATGCCGAACAGCTATCGGCGTGAGTGCGTGTTCGTCGGCACGACGAACGATCGTGAATATCTGAAGGATGCGACCGGCGGCCGGCGTTTTCTTCCTGTGCGGGCCGACGGCGATGTGGATGTCGCACGCATTATCGCGGAGCGCGATCAGCTGTGGGCTGAGGCCGTACATATGTTCGAGCAGGGTTTCACGTATTGGGTGCTCCCGGATGATGCGCCCGCGGAGCAGGCGGCGCGCTACATCGCGGACAGCTGGGAGGCGCGCGTCGAGCGATGGCTGGAGGGCTATTTCCGCACGACGAAGGATGGCGATGAGATCGTTCCGCTGAGGCTCAAGTTCCGCAACGAGAAGATCCTATGGACGACGACCGATGAGTTGCTGGAATACGCCATCGGAATGGACCCGGCCAAGCACACCAAGGGCGATCAGATGCGCATCGGCGCAATCATGAAGCGCATCGGCTCCGATCCGATCCGCGGCGACACCATCGTAGACGACACGTGGGAGCACCGACGACAACGCTGGCCTGACGGCGGCCGGGAATGGCGCTGGGTGCGCGTCAGCGCTGGGGATGGTGAGGAAAGCCCGGACCAAGCCAGCAAGCGGAGTGATGATGCGCCCGATTTCTGACGATTGTCCCGACCTGTCCCAACCTGTCCCGACCTCTGTCCCAACCTCGGGACAGCAGTGGTGCGCCTGTCCCAACCGTCCCGACCTTTTCTCCTCGCGCACGTATGGTGGATTGCTGCGGCCCATCGTTCCCGCACCCCATATATACCGCATGAGGTGTGGACGGTTGGGACGGTTGGGACGATCCAATGGTGGCGCGGGTTCGGATGTCCAGACCTATGCGGATCGGTCGGGACGGTTGGGACGGATCAGGGTCGTATGCGCCCAAGCCGGGGCTGGCCGATGCGGTGTCGTGCACCTGAACCGTGGCGGGTCCTCCTGGGTCTGGATGCGTGCGGGCAGCACGGCCGCAATCCATCGCAAGTTTCAGGCTGTGAACTTTGGTTTAGCTGGGTGGCTTGGGGTTCAGTTGAGCGGTTTAGTCGGGGGCTCGGCATGTCGGAACTGAGCCAGACCGAATACGCCCAGGCACGCGGATGCTCGGCCGCCTATGTGAGCAAGCTGAAGCGCCAGGGCCGGCTGGTGCTGACGCCCAATGGCAAGGTCAACGTGGAGGCCACCGACCGGCTGATCGAGAACACGAGGGATCCGGCGCGCGGCGGCGACCGGCGACCGGGTGCGGACGGGCAGGGCGAAGCGGCGCATGCCCCTGCTGACGCTGGGCCGGCCGCTGTGCGGCCCGTGGGCGGTCACGAAACGTACAAAGAGGCCGCACGCCGCGAGCGCATCGCCAAGGCGCGCCTGGCCGAGCTGGAGCTGGCTGAGGCAGCCGGGCAGCTGGTGCGCCGTGACCAGGTGGAGCAGATGGTATTCGGCCTTGCCCGGCAGGCCATGGACGCGCTGATGTCGCTGGACGAACGCCTGGCCGGCCGGCTGGCCGCCGAGACTGACGAATTCCGCGTCGCCGAGCTGATCCGCACCGAGGCGCGCAAGATCGCCGATCAGCTGGCGCAGGCCGGCAAGCTCGACGATGTCGCGCCTGCACCCACCGAGGCCGCAGCATGACGCTGGACGCCATCATCGACGTCCCGCTGGCCGACGGCGGCCAACTTGCCGCCGCGGCCTGGCAGCGCGGCTGGACGCCACCGGAGCGCCTCAGCGTCAGCGGCTGGGCCGACAAATACCGCAAGCTGCCGCGCGAAGGCTCGCCGGAACCTGGCGACTGGCACACCAGCCGCACGCCCTACCTGCGGGCGATCATGGATGCACTGTCGATCCATTCGCCGGTCACCCAGGTCACCATCAAGAAATCCACCCAGGTGGGCGGCACCGAGGTCGGCATCAACTTCCTCGGCTACGTCATGGACCACGCACCGGGCCCGATGATGTACGTGCTGCCCACGCTCGACATCGCGCGCAAGTTCAGCGAGCAGCGCCTGCAGCCCATGATCGACATCATGCCCACGCTGTCGCGCAAGGTCGGCAAGCGGCGCAGCCGCGACAGCGGAAATACCACGCTCACGAAAAAGGTGCCCGCCGGCTTCGTGATTCTGTCTGGCGCCAACAGCGCCAATTCGCTCGCCACCATGCCCATCCGCTACCTGGTGCTGGACGAGCGCAGCAAATACCCGCGCGACCTCGACGAGCAGGGCCGCGCGGACGCCCAGGCCATCCGCCGCACCTCGGCGTTCACCCGGCGCAAGAAAATCCTCAGCATCAGCTCGCCCACCATCGTCGACGACTGCGCCATCACCGAGGACTACGAGGCCGGCAGCCAGGGCCAATACCACGTCCCATGCCCGCATTGCCGCGGGTTGCAGGCGCTCGACATCGACCAGCTCACCGACGATGGCCAGTTCGTCTGCATCCACTGCGGCAAGCTCATCGAGGAAAAGCACAAAGGCTGGATGCTGCAGGAGCGGGGCTACAGTGCCGACGGCCTGGCCGAATGGGTGCATGCCCACCCCGAGCGCATCGACTCGCACCTCAGCGTGGAACTGTGGGCCGCCTACGCCGCCCCAGGCCTCGGCTACACCTGGCGGGAAATCGCCGACATGCGCCGCGAGGCGGCGGCCGATCCCGCCAAGGAAGTCACCTTCCACAACACCATCCTCGGACGTGCCTACGCCGGCGCCGCCCAGCGAGTCGAAAAAGAGGACGTGCTGCAGCGGGCCGAGAAATGGCTTCGCCGCACCATCCCGCGCGGCTGCCTCATCCTCACCGCCGCCGTCGACGTGCAGGCCAACCGCTTCTCCATCTCCCTCTGGGGCTGGGGTCGCGGCGAAACCGCCTATGCCATCGACTGGGTGGAGCTGCCCGGCGACCCCACGCGCCGGGACGACTGGTCCGTCGTCGACGACTACCTGGCCCAGCCCATCCTCAACAGCTGCGGCGTGCCCATGCGCCCCATGCTCGCCGCCGTGGACAGCGGCAACTGGACAAAGGAGGTCTACGACTACGTGCGTCCGCGCCAGCAGCAGGGCGTCATCGCCATCAAGGGCATGCGCATGCAGGATCATCCCCTCATCGCCCGCCCGCGCAAGGACGACAGCAACAGCAAGGGCAAGACCGACAAGCGCGGCATCCGCCGCTGGAACGTCGGCGTCACCACCGCCAAGAACACCCTCATGCAGCGGCTGATGAAGGACGGCGAACTGCAGGACACCGACCGCCGTCGCTTCCGCTTCCCCGCCGACCACCCGCCCGAGTTCTACGCCCAGCTCACCGCCGAACGCTTCGACCTCATCGCGCGCCGCTGGCTCAAGCCGGCCGGCGCGCGCAACGAAGTGCTGGACGAACTCGTCTACGCCTACGCCGCCGCCTGCTCGCCCATGGTGCGCCTCAACGTGCTTCGCGAAGCCGACTGGGCCGCGCTCGAGGCCAAGCTGGAGCCGGCCAGCGGTGACCTGTTCGGCGCCGGCGTGGCGGCCGTCGCCGCGCCGCCGGCCGCCGAAAAAACAGGCCCTGAAAAATCACCACCGATCGCCGCGCCCGCCGCTGCCCTGGCTCCACGTGGAACGCCGCCGCCGGTCGCCGCCAACCCGTTCGCATCCTCCGACTGGCTCACCCGGGGATAATGCCATGGCCTACCTCGACCTTGTTGCCGACCTGCTGGAGCGCGTGAGCCGCCGCGCCAGCGTGCCCGCCGGCGTGCTGCGCGACATCGAGCGCGAGGCGCGGGCCGAGTGGGGTGGGACGCGACACTACATCGCCAAGGGGGGCGAGAGCGGGGCGCAACAGCTCATGGAGCGCGATGCCCGCATTCGTGCCGATCATTGCCGCCTGGTTGCGGGCGGCATGCGCGCACGGGAGGCGGACGATTACCTCGCACGCCGGCATGGACTCCATGCGCGGCGCATTCGGCAAATCCTTCAGGCCATGGCGTCATGAGGCGGCTCGGTCAAAGCATCCTGAAATGCTGCAAACGCCCGTGCCTTGTGTGCGAATACGCAGCCGTTCACATGCCACGGACGTTCCGAAAGCACCTCCGACCGATTCCCATCCGCATCGAAGTAGATGCCGGAAACCTCGGACATGTAAGCGATATAGACTTGCTCTCGGCCACGAATTCCCCGCAACGTATCGTTCGCCAGAGTCAGATGCCAGCCATGGCACTCGGCCATGGCCCGGGTCTCGGCCAGCAGGTCGGAAAGGCTCATCGCTCCCAGAACGGTCAGCCTTGCCATGTCCTCTCGCGCGGGCATGGGGCGCGGCGTGATGAGTTCAGCCCCCGCCATGCGCACTTTGGACAGCACGAACGTCTTCCGCTTATTCGATTCCAGGCATCGCGCAATCAGTTTGTCCTGGGTCAGCGAAATGGGGGCAATGGCCCGCGCAGTGCCAGGCGCGCTGCCCCCGTCGTAAATGATGATCGTCGTGCTGTGGGCGTCGATCACCGCCTGCAACGCATCCCTCACATCGTCCACGGTCATCCCCTGGTATGGCCTTGGCGTCATCTTGACTCATTTGCGAGCCGGGAGCATCCTGCCGCCACGGGGCGTAGAAACCCCACCTCAAGCGGCGCCCGCACCCGACAGCGCGGTTTTTTTGCATCCGACGTTTACGTCGGGAGGGCGGCAGCCATACAAGACCCCGCAAGGGGGAAAGCTGCCCGCCGTCTTGAGGCGGTTTCTACCCTCCCGACACCCACGGGCTTGGCGCGTAGAAACGTCTCCCCGTGGTCATCTCGACCTCAAGGAGACGTCACTATGCCAAGAGCATTCCGCGCCACCAGCGCGCCAGCGCCCGAAGCGCATCGCCCGCTGTACATCGAGCTGGAAAACACCCCGCTGGAATTCACGGGCACCTCGCCGCAACCATTGCTGGCGGATGCCTATTTCTGGCGTAGTCACAGCCGCGATCTGCTGGGTCTGGCGCGCCATGTCGCTGAAGAGTCCCTCACGCCTGCGCCGCAAACGATGCAATGGATTGTCGGTGCCATCAATGCGGCGTTGCTGCTCGACCATCTGGTCGAAGCCAACCTGCAGCGGGCCTGCGACTTGATGGGCATCGACTACACCGGGGCCATGCCATGAACGCGCTCATCATCGCCAACACGCAGATTCGCCGCGATCCAGTAGGCCGTTACTGCCTCAATGATCTGCATCAGGCCAGTGGGTCTGAGTCACGCCACAAGCCGGGCAATTGGCTGCTGCTCGCCAAAACGCGCGAGCTAATCGCGGAAGTTGAGTCGAAATCCACGTCCGTAATGCCGGATTCCAGTGCTGGAAATCCAGCACTGGAAGTAGAGAATCAGGCGCTGGCTACCGTCAATGGTGGCCCGGCTCGTGGCACCTATGCCATCAAGGAACTCGTCTACGCCTATGCCATGTGGATCAGCCCACGCTTCCACCTGCACGTCATTCGCGCCTACGACGCCATGGTGACGGCGGAGCCCCAGCCACCGGCCGTGCCGGAAGCGCCCATGCATCGGTCCGACGTGCTGGTCAGTGCCGCACGTGGTTTCGGGGCGCTGGTGCGTGCGGCGCGCACCATGGGACTGGCCACGCCCCGCGCCGTCGCGGCAGCCAATGCCGCCACCTACCGCGCCACCGGCATCGACCTGGTGAATGAATTGGACGCCGGCGACGTTCTGGCCGGCAATCCCCTCACGCTCGTCTCGCCGGCCGATACGCTGCAAGCCCAAGTGGCCGAATGGCTCGACGGCCGCGAACAGGTCAGCATGGCCGACGTCATTGCCGGCGCACTGGGGCAGGACCCGAGCCGTCGGGATCTGCAAACCCGCCTTGGTTTCATCCTGCGGCGCCTCGGCTGGTCGTCGCGTCGGCAGCGTGTCGGCACCGACCGGGAACGCCTCTGGTATCCACCCGGCGCAGTCATCTGATCGAACCGGAAAGGCCCTGCCATCGCAGGGCCTTTTCGTTTTCAGCGCGGGAAACGCTTTGCCTTATTGATTTCCCGCGCAGTTGTGATCCTACGCGCATGTCCACCGCCACCGACATGCGCGACAAGTACATCGCCGCCGAGGCCAGCATCCTCGCGGGGCAGCTCGTCACGTGGGGCGACCGCACGCTCAGCAGGGCCAACCTGGCCGAAGTGCGCGCGGGCCGGGCGGAGTGGGAAGCCAAGGCCACCGCCGAAGCGCGCGCCGCGGCCGGTGGCGGCCGCTTCCGCTACGCGGATTTCACCGGGTGCGGTCGATGAGCGCACCCGTGCTCAACCGCGTGGAGCGCGCCATGCTCGCCGTGGCCCCGGGCTGGATGGCGCGGCGCGCCTCCGCGCGTCTGCGCGTGCAGGCCATGCAATCCGCCTACGAGGCCATCGGCACCAGCCGCCTTCGCCGGCAGCGGCGCGACATGGGCAGCGGCAATACC